TATTATCGTGCGATGTAAAACATTAGGGGGCAATTTGAGACACCGAGGTGTGAATTAAGGGGTGCAAGGGGGAAACTCGGTGTCCGCGATGTAAATACACTCCCTGAGAAATATTTTCAATTTTTTAGGGACACCAATTAATCCTAGAATAACACTATTATATCCCAAATTGACCTCAAATTGACTAAAAGACGACAATACTAGGATTATTTATCAAATTCACCAAGTGTCAAAAGTTTAGACACTATTTGGGCAACTGATGCTCCTGTAGTGTTTGCCAGTATCTCTTCCAAGGTAGGGTCAAACTGTGTTCCTAATATGCCATGAAGTGCGTGTATACATTCGTGGGTAAATGTATCAATAAATTCTGTTTGAGATTCATATTCTGAGCGAAGTATGATTTTATCACCTTCATATAAACCAATAGCATTCTCTCTGTCACAGTGTGAATCATTGATAAGTACTGGTATTTCTGAACCAAGTATAGTAATTGAGTGTAGTTTTTTAGGTGTTTTGTACATATATCTCCTTTTTAGCTCATATAAGCCATTTTAAAGCGTTTTAGTGTTAAAGGTAAGCTTAGGTAGCCACATGGGGTCTAAAGTGTCTTAAATCTAATCCTGTGGATTCCTAGGCATATAAAATACCTAGAGACAGGACTACCATCGAAAGCGAACTAAGTATAGTTAAACTGCATTGTAACCTTAAGCACACATTGGTGCACTTCGTGTTCACTTTGTAACACATTGTAACCATTCGGTTATACCAATAATCGTATATTTTTATATATACCATTATTAGTATATTTATTCCCTATGCGCTATATCCTGATGTTATTCCTTATAGGGAATAGATAGTGGGATATATAGGGATAGTATAAGTATTAGTTCTATATATAATCTATTAATATTTATTATATATACCTTATAATCTATTTTTACATATTAATCTATAAGTGTTCTATTATAACATTAAATAACACTATATAAACCCCCTTTCCCCCTTTCAATATACTACACATTTGGTTAAAAGGTAATAAAATCAGGGGGATAGGAAGCTTGGTATCTATTGGTATCTACAGGTGTAACTACCTGTTTCTCCATAGTCGAATGGTATTGCCATTAGAACTTCCATGTTCTTCAAACCATTCATTTGCGAAGTCTTGTAACATCTTGTCTTGCATTTCTTCTTTACGGATATTAGTCTGCATTTCCTGATCTACGTCTAAGTAATCAAGAAAGTACTTAACACCTTGTGCTAATGCATCTAACCTATCATCATGTTTTAGTGAACCACGTTCCTTGGATATTCTACTAAGTTGGTAGAATAACATGTATTGTGGTGCTTTATCTGGTGAAAAGTTAGCCCTAGCAGTTTCATAATCTTCAACAATTGTCTTAGGGTCAAATATTAATCTATGTTGGTTCATAATAGGTTCAAGTGCATCAATAATTCTTAACTCTTTTTGAGCAGTTGCACGTACCTCTTCAATCTCAACTGGATAAACTTTTGACACTTTTGGTTTCAATAGTTGACTAAACATACCATCACCAAAGTTACTTTCTACCACTATTTTGTTTACTTTGTAAGCTTTTGCTATATGAGCAAGAGCATCAAGTGATTCATCAGTGTAACCACCAATTAATCCACCGAACTTTGGAACAAAGATATTACCATTCAATAATTGAAGCACAGTATAGCCTGTCTCATCTTTACCTCGCCCAGATGGGTCAATGGATAGGATGGTTAACTGAGGCTCTCTACGGACATCCTCAACCTTCTCAGGGGCAAAGAACTTTTGTCCAGCTATGGCAACATTTGGTAGGCTTGCCAAACACTGTACAGGATTATTACTCCAATATATCTCAACTGGAAGTTTATTATGTAATGAGCTTATTACTAAATCATTTATCTTTAGTGGAAATTTATCACCATCAGATAAACTAGTATCAAGCATAAATTGAAGTGCAAAACCAGAACGACCATAAGATAATTCACGTTCAGCTAAATCTTCATCACTAAATCTTGCAGGGTCAGTAGTAGTCCCAAACTCTCTAGTGAGCATCATATCTCTAACAATCTGTGCAAGTTTAGCACCATATGTCTCAGCTTGTTTCTCATTAGGCACTCTAGCACACCATATTTTCATATCGTAACCCTTAGTGTATAATACATTATATAAAGATAATTCCGTCTGTGGAGTACCTAAATACATAATTCTACCATCGGGTTTAATAACAGCATCAAACTCTGTAACGAGTCTAGCTAATTTTTCTCTTAAATCATGAGTCGCACTATTTGAGACAACCTCAATATCATCTGCAATGATGACATCAGCACGACTACCTGTTAATTGACCTGTGATACCAACTGACTTAACAGAAGGTGAACCACTTGGTTTACATCCATGAACATCAAATACGTTCTGGGTAGCTCTCTCTCCTAGAGATTTATCAGGTTCTAAATGTTTTAGAAAAGGAACATCACGAATAATATTCCTTACAAAGATTGCAAATGCATCAGCCCTATCACGACCAGCAGATATAATCATTACTTTTGTTTCAATATTCTTCCATAATAACCAACACACAAAAGCAGCAGTTAGATATGATTTACCAACACCTCGAAATGCTGATACCTGTATTCTTCTTCCTCCATGTTGAAGATATACACATATATCATTTTGAATTGGTGTTAAAGGTGGAAGCCCTAGATGCATCCATATAACATGTGCAAAGTTACGAAAATCCTTTTTCATAGCTTTAATTTGTTTTTCACTCAGATTCATCTTCATCCTCCACAAATGGTAGTTCACCTACAGCAGTAACCTCTTGTTCCAAAGCATTCATAGGTTTATTATATTTTATATCCGCAGTAACATCATTGTCTTTGAGGAATTTAATTGCAGCATTAATTTCTTGAATAGATGCTTCACCAGTTTTAATTCTATTAATTAAATCCATAGCAACCATCTGATGAAGTCCATTCAATAAATCTTCATTTGCCTTTAATGTTTTGTCTTCTTTAGACATCTTTAATCTCCTAGAATAAAGCTTTTAGTAGTTTAATTATTTGTGAATCACCACCAGCACTAAGTGGTATAGTGATACACGATATAACTATCATATACTTCATTTTTTGTTGAGCTAGTTTTAATAAACTAATCTCCTGTGCAACCTCAAATTTCATATCTGATAAAATCTGTGTATGTTTGTCTAATGTATCATTTATCTTATTGATGTCCTCCTTATCAAAACTCATTAATACCTCCTAAATATAGAGGGAGCTATTAACTCCCCCTTTGAATTATTATGTGAAATCTGTAGTAACTTCCATTGATGATGGATGCTCTATGAGAGTCATAGATGTCCCAGCACCAGTAGATAGTACCTTTAGATTTGTCAAAGTGTTAACACTAAATACTATAGTAGTCTGAGTAGCTTCAAATATATAATTATATTCCAGAGTGAATGTTGCACCTGTATGTGTATAATTATATTTAGTAAGTTTACTTACACCACTTCCAATATTCATACCAGCTAATATAGTCTTAGTATTATCAGCATTATCTGTAGTCTCACAAGTTATAAAACCAGATACTTGATACATTTTACCAACAGTTAGTGATGAGAAACCTAGGGCTGTAACATTAGTAGATATAGCTGTTATATCAGCGGATAAAGACTTCTCTTGATACTTACCAGTTAACTCAGGAGTCAAAGCAATATTTTGTGTAACTGCTAGACCCTGAATAGTTAAATGATGATAAGTAGCTCCTGTTGATAATGTACCAGATACGTCCCATCTAATAGCTAATTTATCTCCAGCAGTTGCACTAATTATGAAATTTTCTAAAGCAACATCAGTAGAATAATTACGAGCCATTGTACCTTGACCAACATATCCTGCACCAGAATCTAAGTATACTTGTACTCCAGACCATGATTTGTATGCTGTAAGATGTACAGATGCTTGAACAATATATCTACCAGTTATAGGTATCACATAATAATTTCCTGCTGGAGTCCATCCAGAATCAGTATCAGTGACTACTGTTTTATAATCAACATTAGTACTACTAGTTATACCCGAACCATCACTACCTTCAACATATAGGTATGGTAAGTCAAATGAAGGTGTCTCTGTTAAAGAACCTATATTTTCAAAATTACCACTAACTGTGTTATATACTAAAACGTCCCTGTTAGTTAATGTACCAATTGCAACATCACTAAGTCCATCTAAAGAACTTGCTCCACCACCTCCTGCGGCAGCTTCAGGTTTCCAATTACCAGAGGCACTATCATAAGTTAGTACATAATTATCAGTCAAACCTGTCATATCAACATTAGATAAATCACCAAGATTACCATCACCCAACACTGTAGCTACAGGAGCATTAACCCATTTACTTGTAGCATTATCATAACGCAATAACTGAGTATCAGCAGGACTAGTAATAGTAGTATCAGTAAGACCACTTAAAGTAGTTGCACCACCACCACTAGCAGAGTCTACTGCTTCCCACCTTGTATTAGCTTGAACCCATGTTAGTACTTGTGTATCAGTTGGAGCACCTACAGAAACATTTGTTAAATCATTTAACACTGTAGCTCCACCTCCACCAGTAGCAGCTATTGATTTCCAATTAGCACTATCACTAGTAAATAAAGCACTCGAAGTATGATTAGCTATACACATGTATAATTCATCAGCAGGACTTAGTATTACATTATCAATGACATAACCTGTTGCTGTTATCCAGTTCTGAATAGCACCTTGTGTCTTACATTGTTCAACCCAATAAGAAGCATCAGTAGAAAATAGAGAAGCACTTGTATGTGCTGTAGTACATCTATAAATATACTCACCATTTCTAACTAAATTATTAATAGCATAAGATGTAGCGTTTGCCCATGTAGATACAATATCTTCTGGAAATCCATTTTCATATTGAGAAGTAGACGCATTATATCTTAATACATGACCATCAACATTATCAACTACTGAAACATCAGATAAATCATTTAGACCATCAGATACATCACCACCAGCAACAGTCTTCCCCCACTTATTAGCTAAGTAGTTTCTAATCTGTCCCATTTGTGTAGCAGTTAATCTTCTGTCATATAAAATTATCTCACATATTTCACCTCTAAAAGATGTTGAACCAAAAGGATAACCTGATTCAGTACCATCATAACACTCAGCACCAATAGAATCTTCTGAATTTCCAGTACCAGCACTACCATTAGCAGTTTCAAAAACAGCTTTACTATAGTCAAGATTCTCAGTAGTCCAAGTCTCTACAGCACCATTAATTAAAACATCCATTGATTTGTTAGGTATACTAGACCTATGATCTACAATTTTAAGATCATTTGCTAACATATCATATTCACCAATCTTTCTTGATCCACCATTATCACCATGATCTCTACAAAATTCATAAGGAGCATAACCTTCATGTATATAATGTCTTAGTCTGGTAAACTCAGTACCACCCCAAGAATCTAGTAAAATCTGCTGTGCCTGATAACCTGTTTGACTTTCAGGTGCAGTAGTCATATCCTTAGTATTCCTATAAACATAGAATGTAGTTACACCAGTTTTACCACTTAAAGCATCTGATATTTGAGTACCTAGTTTAATATAATCAGCATTTGCTGCTGTTCTATCACCATTAAATGTTATACATTTCTGACCATTTAATTCAACAGTTCTCGTAGGTGCATTAACTATTGTACTAGTCATAGCATTATCAGATTTATCAGTCCAAGCTGTAACTTCATTAGACCCATTCACTGTCCATGCTGCATCATCAGCGGCATCTAGCCACATAACACAACCTGACACTGTAGTTGGATCAGTAAAACCACCAGCACCTTCTAAAGAATCTAAACGTGTATCTAAAGACTCAACAACTAACTGTAAACTTGTTTCACCAATTGCAGCAATAGTATCATCAAAGACAACATCAGCAGCATCAGGTGTAGTAGTTAAACTTGTTAATTTAGCTTGTTCAGCATCAGTGAAAGCGTTAGTATTAGCATTAGATTCATAAGCTGCCTTGATTTCAGCAGCAGTTTGATCTTGAGTAGCTGCACCTTCGATATTGGCAAGCTTAGTCTTTTCAGCATCAGTAAAAACATTAGTATTACTCTCAGCTTCATAGAGAGATTTAATTTCTGCTCCAGTTTGATCTTGAGTAGCTCCAGCTTCAATGCCAGCTAATTTAGATATTCCAGCAGCATTAGTAAATTTATTAGTAGTAGCTGTGTCATCAATGTCATCAGCGTCTAAAACTACTACTCCAGTTTGTGCATTTACTGAATCAACAGCACCTCCACCACCACTTGAGTCTACAACCCAATCACTATTTGTTATTCCATCCTTTAGAATATATTTAACATTGGTACTATTGACATAAACTGTCATACCTTGTTTTCTTCTTTGTGTGGTTATAGCATCCCTTGCTGTTATATCAGCTACACTTACATAACCACCTCGCCCATAATCAGCGTCATGTGTAGCATACTCGTCTAAAGTATCAGTAGGTACTATCTTACTGACAACTTTAGTTCCACTTGTATCTGCCATTTTAACTCCAATCGACCGTTATCGTGCCGTTTATAAGATTATAACTTCTATAAATATAGTAAGGTATTGATACACCTTCTGCATTTATAACACTTCTTGTTTCTAATACCCAATCATTCCAACTTAAAGCATTAATGGTTGTAGCTGTTAAAACTC